ATTAATGTTCATACTTTTTTTTTAAATTTTATATACAATTGCTTTTCGAAAAAAAAAAAAACAAAAAATAAATCTAAATAAATCGTTCGATGATCTCACTAAACAAATCTCACTAAAAACTAATAATTTTACAGAAATTAATGGACAAAAATTACCAGATATTGATATAATACCTCTCATTGAGACTAAAAAATTATTAGATATCATAAATGATGATGGAAATCGTGTCTTAATTACAAAAGGCATCCGCAAAAAGAAATCTCGGATAGGTATTCATATCCACAAATATGGCGGCTATACACTAATTTTATCAGGAACAATGACCGATTTTGTTGATGGTTTAGAAACTCAATCATATAACAAAAATACAGGATACTATATGAAACCTAATGTTGCTATGAGTGCAGCTAATTTAGGTGATGAAGATGTTTCATTGATAGATTTATTTATATTACCTCCTAATGAACCATATATAAATATTCTAGAACCATCATGGTCTTTCCAACGAATAGGAATTTAGATTGAAAACTAATTTTTTTTTGTAAATAATTTTTTGAATATAAAATTTTGAATTTATCTAAAAAAAAAAAAAATAATTATATTAGTTAATGAAATATCTAATTTACGAATTATTCAGTGGAGTTGGTTTATGTAATCAAATATTTTCCTTCGAAACATCAATTTATCTTTCTAATATTTTAGATAGAAAATTAATTTTATTGATTAAAAATCCACTATGTCATTGTGGTAAATCATCATGGGATTATGGATATTTTTTAAATTTTTTCACAAATGAATATTTAGAATATTTACCTTATGGCTTAGAAGTCTATTATAAAAATATTCCAATTGAAATCATAAATATCATTTCTGATCCCAAAAAAACTAAAAAAATTAACTTTTGCGATAGATTTTCTAATATTGTTTTCGTGGATAAACATTTAGATGTTAAAAAAAATGAGAAAGATATTCAAGAATTCTGTAATTCACGAAAAAAAGTTATTTTTGATTCGAAAATATGGAATAATGATACACATATTTTTATTAATCAAAGTAATGCAAGTAGATTGTTTTATAATTTTTATACTATTCCTGAAAATTATATTTTAATGAATGAAATTTCAAAATCCTTAGTATTTAAATCTATTTTCTACGATATTTCTGATAAAATCTATCAAAAAATATCATTAAATTTATATAATGAATATATAATATCCGTACATGTACGATTTGGAGATTATCAGAAAGATGTAAGTTTCTTAGAACGATTTAATAAAAATATGATTACAAATCTAACCGATTATTTTGATGGTCATAAAACTAATCTAATATTTCCTAAAATTCTTTTTCTTGTAGATAATAAAAATAATTCTAAATTCTTTAGTTCAATGAAAAAATATTCAATTCAATTCATTGATGAAATCACAAAAAATTATTTACAAAATTATTTTAAACAAAATAAAATGCTTTTTAATGATTTTATAATTCCTAAAAATTATGATGTCGCAAATGCAATATTAGATATGATTATTGCATCCAAAACAAATGAATTTATAGGTACATCAACAAGCACTTTTAGTAATTATATTCAGTATCTTAGATATCGAAAGAATAAATCTTTTTACAATTATTGTAATATAAATCAAAAAAATTTTAAACTTTGTAGATTCCAAAAAATCAAAAATTCTAATTATGATTGGATTAAATATCATTATAGAGGCGGACATCCCATTTCTTGGCATATATTCTGGAATCCCATCTTAAATCATAATATTCAACATCATAAAAAAGTTTTAATGACCATTCATGGTAAAACCGATGGATTTGGATCACAACTACAAGCATGTTTTTCATTAATCGCATATTGTACTTACAAAAATTATGAATATATTCATACACCAATGTATTCTATGCATCATAATGATGAAAATAAATCCAATTTTCCTGAATATATGAATAATTTTATTAACCTAGAAAAATGCTTTCGATCAAAAGAAAAATTATCAAATTTTGAAATATCCCAATTACATGAAACTAAAGAAGGTCCATTTGTTCATGGATCTTATTATCCTGATTTTTTTTACAACCAAAGCGTTTTGAAAATATTAAGGGAATGCTATTACAGCTCTCCAAAACCAAATCTTATATTTTTCTCTTCAAATAAAAAAAAAAAAAATATAGCCATACACATACGTCGTGGCGATGTAAATCAAAAAAAATATCCAAGTAGATATACATCTAATATTAATTACATAAATATTCTGAAAAAATTAAATATATGTAATAATGAATATACATTTCACATTTTTTCACAAGGATCTCCAAATGATTTTAAAGAAATTATTGATACATTTCCTTGTATCCAATTTAAATTACATTTAGATGAAAACATTCAACTTACTTTTCACTCATTAGTTAAATGTGATATTCTTATACTTGCTAAAAGCAGTTTTTCATATTGCGCAGCATTATTAAATGAAAATCGGATTATTGCTAATTTTATAAAATCATGGTGGCATAAACCATTAAAAAAATGGGAAATTATAGAATAATTATTTTAAAAAAAAAAATATTTATATTTTAATGGAATCCATAATAATTAAAGTTAATGGCGGATTGTGTAATCAGCTTTTTCAATTAGCAAATGCTTATCAACTATCCTTAAAATTTAATCGTAAACTATATATTTGTGAAGAAAATCAAACATCACGCAATGTCTATTGGAACTCTATTTTAAAATTTTATTCTAAATTTCTCATATCCAATATTGAATTTCAAAAAATGAAAGTAAACGCACAAATTTATAATTTGTCCTTATATCATTTTCATTTTCAAGAAATAAATCTCTCAAATCATATTCAATGTTATTGTATTGAAGGTTATTATCAATCCTTTAAATATTTTGACAAAAATATTTTTACAAATACTCTCTCATTGAACTTTAACTTTTCAGATATTCCTCATCCTAATGATCTTGCAATCCATATCCGAAGAACCGACTATATTCAAAATAATATTCATTACATTCTATCGATTAATTATTATTTAAATTCCTACAACAAACTTAAAAAAAAAATTAAAATCAATAATATTTATATCTTTTCTGACGATAAAATATGGTGTGAAAACAATATCCTAAATATTTTTGATCATCCAACTCATTTAGTTACAAAAAAAAATGATATTGAAGAATTTGAATATATGATTAAATTTAAAAATATTATTATCGCAAATTCATCATTCAGCTGGTGGGCTGCATATTTAGATGACAAAGATAAAATTATATATTCACCCAAAAATTGGTTTGTAAATACATGTGAACTTCAAACTCATGACTTAAGACCTAAGCACTGGAATATTATTAGTGATTCTTCAAATAATATTTTTGATAAATCAAAATTTAATGTAATTAGTCTTGGTGCAGCATGTTGTATTGTACAAAATATACATGATAATCTTTATAATGATCTTGGTCCATTATATTTTCAACCACAAAACAAAACGAATTTCTTTGATTGGTTAATTAGTGACTTCAAATCTATACTTTACATTTTTAAGTATTTACAAAAAAATAATGATACATTCATTCATTCATCTAATTTCACATTAACTGATAATTATTCTACTAATCACAAACTTAATGGCGGATGGAAATCCAAATACAGAAAAGTTGAATCAACTAACTGTAAACTCATTTCATTACATGATTTAGAAAAAAATGAAATAGAAATTTCTGATCATTTCATTGAAAAATATAAACGAAGATTTCATAGTCTCTTTCAAAAAATAAAAACATATGATAAGATTCATTTTATACATTGCTTCGATTTTCAATGGTTAGAACCTTATTTTCCTACTATAAACGAAATTAAACAGTTTTTTCTATATTGTAAAGAAATTAATCAAAAGTCTGATATATATCTTTACTTTCTTATTCATCCAAAATATCATTCCACATTTAAAAATATCATAAAAGATAATGAAGATTTTTATAATAATTTTGAAAATCTAAAAATATATTTTTTGAAATCACGAAATTGGGAAGATGATTGGAAATCTAAACATTTAACCTTCGATCTTTTTTTTAATCAATGATAATAATTATTTAATCTTCTTATGTTTTTTCATTATGTAAAATTTTTCATTTTTAATCAATTTATTATTTATCATAGTATTCGTTATTTGATCTACATGATGTAAATTTATCATATAAGGTTTATCTAGTTTATCTGCTTTCATAAATATCGGTTCGCCATGAGATATTTTTAATCTATAATAATACTCACTATCCATAAACCATTTAAGATTTTCATCAAACCTAAGTTTAACATCATTTCTAATTGTTAAACAACTAGGACAACCAATTCTATTACAAAATATCATATTGCTACTTATCTTTGGTTCATGTAAATTATAAAAATCTATGCGATTTTTTGTATGTTTATAGCTATGTACTAACCATTTTTTATCCGGATTTAAATCAAAATTATCAATGATATTCTGTAAAGTATTTATGTTCAATAAATAATCATCCATAAACAAAATTTTTATATATTTTCCATTGCAACTATTGATAGCATTATTTGTATTTTGTGAACTATTTCCTCTATTCTCACTATTATGAAAATAAAAAATATTTAAATTATTTTGTTTTTTATATTCTCCGCATAGGTCTTTAATATCATCATTATTAGAATGATCCGATATTACAATCTCAATATTTTTATAAGTCTGCTCCATGATTTTTCTAAAACTAAAATCCAAAAATTCCTTCCCCTTATTATTTGCCTCATAAGTAGATATAGCAATAGAAATTAATGGTTTTTTTTCATCAATTATATTTAATCCATCAACAATACGAATATGAGACCAATTCCTTGGATATCCATTATTTTCACGATGATGATAATAAGATTTGATATCTTTAAATTCTATAGAAGATTTAATAACTGTAGATGTATCACTCCAATATATTCGGGGAGAATAAGATTTTTTCCAATATATTCCTTTCATTTTATCACTTTTATTTATAAAATTTTTTGGAAATGTAATAATATTATATTTTTTACCTATATAATAAGGGTCACTTTTTATCTCTATATCTGATTCAAAAGTTCTCTTCCCTCCATTAGATATATGAGCTAAATGATCATTTTTCAAAATATTCCATATTTTATCATTTAAGAATAATTGATCTATATTATATGTCTTGTCTTTGTATTTTTCTTGATTGTCTTTAATAAATTGTTTTATATTAATAGATTCATATTTTTTACGATATAATTTATTATTAATACCAAACATACCTCCCATAATGTTATTAAAATGACATTTATGATCTCGAATAGTATGCAACGTTTTGTTTGAATTTATCCATTCGTCAATTAAATTCTTTTCTCTAGTACTTAATCTTGAATCAGCATCCCTCGAAATCCATATATCTACATCATTCTCATTAAAAGGGAACATTCTCCAAAACATTCCTTCCCAATTAAATAAATTATCTTCATCTATATTTTCACAAAAAATTGTATTAGCACCTTGATCTTTTAATTCATCAATATAATGTTTATGAACAGATTTATTATAATAGATTCTTACTTCCCAATCATGAAATATGGTGTTTGCCAACAATAAATTTTCTGACATACCAACTATATATATGGGTTTATTTCCGTAAAGACAAAAACTAATAACTTTTTTCATCAAAAATTTAGTTCTATATTTAATTAAATTTATATTTTAAATAATCTGAAAATTTAATTAATTATTACAATATTAATAATTTTGTCCATCACCATGATTACTATCGAAATATATTAATGGTTCATCTAAATAAACCAAATTGGTATGACGGATTGCTTTTAACCAATATTTATAATCAGATGCCCATAAATCATTGCTAAAATATCCTATTTTTTTAATCAGATCTTTATGAATCATCACACTTGAAGCAATACAACAGTTATGAACCTTCATAAATTCTTCATTCCATATTTTTGGAAAACCATTTTTCATTAGTTCTCCTTTTCCCTTACGTATATAAATATTTTTAATGATATTGAAATATTTTTCTCTATTGTATCTTTTATAATTTTCATCTTTATTATATTCTCCAAATCCTAAATATCCATCAGTACAAGAAAATATACAATCAAATTTTATCATTTCATTTATTTGCTTCTCCAATTTTGTTGGAAGCCAAAAATCATCATCATCAAGAAACGCAATGTAATCTCCTGATGCGATTTTCATTCCCATTGATCGTTGATATCCTCCTGGAGATGCATGACCAAATCTTTTTTTTGAATTTTTATCCAAATGAATAATCATACAATCCTTAAACTGATATTCATAATATTCCTTTTGATCCGAACAATCATTCACTATTATTATTTCTATATTTTTATAAGTCTGATTTTTTACACTCTCCAATGCATTTTTTAAAAATGCAAATCTATTATAAGTCGGAATAATCACGGATATTTTATACATTATATTTACTTTATTATTCGATTATTATTTTTTCGAATATTTATATATTTATCTGAAATATTTCCAATAATTATAAAAATCATACTTTTTACACTTAATCCCATTTCCGCTTCTATTTTTAAATAATAATTTCCAAATTATTTTTTTGTTTCATTATATTTAAAAAATTAATAATTGCTTAAAATATAATTTCTTAAAATTTATTCATTCCAAATATGTCCAACATTTTTCTGTGATTTTACAATTTTTACAATGATTAATTGGACAATTTTCTTCATGAATAAATTTACCTTTATATTCTTTTGTCTCTAAACTAAATCCATTTAAGGTGTCTATTTCTAATAAATATTCTTTACCACAATCCATTTTTTTTATATATTCTTTATTTTTATTATACAATATTTTATTATCTATTTCTTCGTATTCACATTCTGATGATTCACTTAAATTGATAGAATATTCATCATATTCATTAATTCTATTTCCATAAGATACACTTAAATAATTTTCATTATCGTATGTAGTAGATTCCAATTCTTTATTATTTATTTTGTTATCTTCTATAATTTTTATATCCGGTTTCTGAGATAATATTCCATTACTATTTTTATTTTTATAATTTTCCAATACACTTTCTATTCTTTTTTGTAATTCATAATTATCTAAATTATCTAATATCAATTTTGTTTCATTTAAATTTCCTTCTATTTTTGCTTGTTTTATAATTTCTTTTTTAATGATTTGACCTCTAATTTTTTTAATATAGTTCATTTGTATTCCATATCTTAATGTCGCTTTATCTAAAATTTGAGACACAGCCTTATCAAGTATTTTTTCATCATTTATGTACAACCAATTTGTTGGTCCTTTTACAATATGTTTCCTACAACTTCCATCGTTTGAAAATAAAATACCATCACAGGTATTTTCACAAATATTTGCCGATTCTATTAATTCTTTATTACAATTCTTTAAAATTTTGTCGATTTCTACAGCCACAAAATCTAAATTTTTAGCATTATGTGCGATTAATAATCTATCTTCCTCGCAACTTTTAATTCCCCGTTTTTCCAAATATTTAATTACTCCATCTGATGGTGGATTATTTTTACAAAACTTATTCAATAATTCAACGGGTTTCATTGTATAAATATTAAGTACCTTGATATCATTATAATTGTTAGTCATATTTATTGGATTACATTTTGTTAGTTTTTGATTAATTTCATCTAATTTTTTCTGATAATTTTTTTGACTATTATTTAATTGTTTCATAAGCGTTTTGTTTTGTTGTAGAAGTAAATCGATCATTTCGTTATCATTAGTTTCATCTTTAATTGATTGACTAGATTTCATCTTACATATTTTCATATGTTTATTCCAGCTAGAATTTGTAGAATATTCCTTTTGACAATACAAGCATAAATATTTATTATTTATTCCTTTCTTTACTTTTTTCAATAAATCCTTTTTTTTTTTTGAAGTAATTCAACCCCTAAAGAATATTTTTTTTCTGAATCTGTAGACAAATCTCCTTGTATTCCTATCATCGATTTATATAAAGAACTATCCGAAGGATTTTTAATTACAGAATTTTCATCAAAATCATCAAAATCATCAATATTTTTTGATTTTTTTATCCAATTTTCTTCATTATTGAACGCTTTAGACGCAATTTTTGATTTTTCATCAAAATCATCAATAAATTTGGACGCTGTTTTGGACGCTATGGACGCTGTTTTTGATGAAAAATCAAAATCATCAATATCTTTTGATGTTTTAGACCTTAATAGTAATTGTTTTTGTTTATTATGTTTCTTAGTTTTCATGTGATCTGTATATCTAGTTTTATATTTTGTTTTAAAACCACAAAGATTACAATTATATATTGGCATTACTATATAATTAGATAATAAAATATACTTTTTAAGTAATTATATTTGTATATTGATTTAATTGATTTTTTTGATGTTTTTTTGGACGCTAGCGTCCAAATTTTGGACGCTAAATTTTGATGATTTTGATGATTTTCGATTTTTGGGTCCAATATTTAAAAAATTTCATAAAAAAAAAAAAAAAATATAATTATTTTAGATCTTTTTTTACACTATTCATGGTTATAAAAACATTAAATGTGAAATTTTATAAAAAAAAATATACAAAAATAAAATCATCAAAAAAAAGTGCTCTCCAAAAGTAGGGGAGCATTTTTTTCTCATCCGCGGAAAAAATTTTAAAAATATAACAATTATTTTATTTTCTATGTATAAAATTTTAAAAATAATTAATAATTCACTTTTTATAAAGCAATTAAAAAAAAAGAAATTACAAATCTATTATAGTCATATCAAGATGTTTCAATATAAAATTTTAAAATCGATAAAAAAAAGCAAAAAAAAAAAAAATAAATTTTTATAAAAATGTTATGATTATCAATGCTTGTAATAAATATTCACCACCACTTAGTAAAATTATTACTAAAAAATATAATAGTTTTCTATTTCTAATTTTGGATATACGATTTTTTAATTCATTAATTTCATTTTCATTATTTTCGGAAGCTAATAGTAAACGTGCTAATCTTCTTCTATCGGAATTGGAATTTGATTGCGAATTTCCCATTTTTTATTTAATTCGTAAAGAAAAGAATAAATTTTTTATAATTAAAATAAAAAAATATAAACTTTTTTTTTTAAAATTAAATGAATCATTTTACTAAATTTACATTGAAGTTTTTATCATTACTGATAATATTATCTTTTTTAATTTTTGAAATTATGTAATCAATAAAATTTTCAATTTGATTCATAGCCAACATAATATCGTTAATATTCGTAAATATTAATAGATTCAATTTTTTTATTTTTTGATTCCAAAGGGATATTCATTTTTTAATAAATTTTTGGATTTATTATGTAATGTAATATTAATACCAAGATTAATTTTTTGGGCATTATTTATTTTTCCTTTGTACTTAATTCTAAATTTAAATAATATAGTACATTTCCCTATTTTATTTGTTTTACAATCGATAGAAATAATATGAGTATAACTTTTATTACTAATTGGTAAGATTTTTATATTCCAAAAACAAGATTTTTCTGATGATTTTATAATATCTTCTCTGAAATTAAACATATTAATTCCCCATGTATCTATATTTTGAGACGCAATTATTATATAGGGAAGATTATTTGACTGTATATGAAGTAAATTTCTAAAAAATAATTCGATTTTATGATATGTTGTTAATTGAGATATCAAGTTAGTTGCAATCCGATTTTGTAATAGTTTAAAAAGTTCTTTTCTTTCTTTGCTTGGTTTTATCATTTTTTTAACTGAATCTAAAATCGGTCCTTTTGGGATTTTAAAATAATAATCATTTTCACCTAAATTCGCTAAAGTTATAATGGATGAATCTTTAAATGATGCTTTAAGTGAAATTCCTAAAATTTTACTTTCGTCTGTTTGGTTTACGTTTGTGAATAATACATCAGCAGGATGGGCTATTTGATTTGGATCGTACAAATAATTATAAATTAATTTTGCCTTTTTTTTTTGATTTGTTTTAGCTATAAACGAAATATCATCATTTATAGCCTCTAAAAGCCTTGTTTTCGTATTAGTAAAATATGAGCCACCGCCATGGTCAAAAGAAATATTTCTCCTTATATTTAGACCTTGATCATTTCCTTGTAATATTTTAATCGCCGTGCATATTCTTAGATATTTTAAAGAATCTGGTGATAGTTCTTTTCCTTTTTTTTTTTTTTTATATGATCCACTAATGATAATTTCTAAAAGATTTGTTAAAATATTTATTCCTTTTTTATCGCCATCGTAAATGTTCTCCTCAAAAATATTTGAATTTAAGATATAATTTTTAAAATTTTTCCACATTTCGACATTATTATAATCAAGAAATGTAGATCTAGAATTTATGAATAAATTTTCATCTATTAACGTTATCCAACAAATTATTTCATTTATTGTCGCTAAAGTAGTATTAAATTCTGATAAGTTTATTTTTTTATTTAGCTTAGTTTTTTCATATAAAAGTATTTTTAAATAAGTCATATATTATAATTTTTTTTAAATTATTTTTCATAGAATCAAATTTTTAAAAATTGATTTTTCTTAATTTTCTTAACGAATTACAATTTTCGTCTTTTTTATTTTTTTAGTATTTTTATTTTTAAATTTTTTATAGCCACCAATTAGAGTTTTTTCATCTTTTTCTATTTTTTTTATAATATCCCCATTTCGGAGCGTTCCGAGTTGCCTTGGCAACGTAGGAACACTCAGATAGGGCAAAAGCCCTATCATATTTAAAATATTTTGTTCCATTTTTTTTTCTATTTTAGCATTTCTTTTTATATGATAATTTAACAATTTTTTTTCTATTATTTTTTCATAGGAATCCCCATCTAATATAGCAGGAATCCCTCCACAAATCCCTCCAGTAATATATTTAATTTTTTCATTTTTTAGTTTCTCAAAAAGTAAAGCATAATATCTCATATATTCTCCTAAACTTTTATAATTTGCGCATGTTATAGTATCTTCTATATATTGACTATCATCAGATATATATCCCTTAAAAGCTCCAACTATTTCATTTGATTTTTTATTAGTAACTATTAAACTAATAGAATTTTCATCAATTGTTGTATCAAACTCTATATTATCACCGCATAATCTTTTTAATTCCTTAGTTATTTCCATATCATCACTTATTTCGTTTTTTAGAACAACAAAATGTAAATCTTTAAATTTAGTCTTTATAAATTCTAAACAATTTTTAATTTTTTCAGTATTTTCCATAATGAAACTTATTATATAAAGAAGATATAATTGGTATCTACAAAACTTAAATAAATTACAATTTTAGGCATTTTTTGGAGACTTCCGAGTTGCCTATGGTAACGTTGGGCGCTTGTGCGCCAATGCCGATCTTTGATCGGCTTAGGAACACTCAGATAGGGAGTTCAACCTATCATATTTTTTAATTTTCAAAAATTAATAATAATTTATTCTTTAAATCTCTTATATATTTGTTATAATAGGGTTGTAAGGATTAGCTCCACAAAAACTTCATTATTGAAACAAATTTTATGATAGAAGATGTACACAATTTGAAATTATAAGTATCTATTGAATCAATTTCTTTTTAGTAATTTAATAATTTAATTTTACAAAAAAATATTTTTTGTCCATAGAAGAAAAAAAAAAATGAAAAAAAAAACTAAATTAATTTTAATTTTATTAATTATTATAATTTTAGCAATTTATTATAAAATAGTTTTTAGTGATAAAAAAAAAAAATTAGGGAGAGGAGATATAGTTTTGAGTAAGAATACTAATTTTATAACCACGAAAAATTGTTATGGGGAATCATCTATTGTGAATCTAAAAATAAAATTTCAAAGAATAACCGGTTTTGCTACCAATGCAATTGATAACTTAGTGGTAATTTTAAGATATAATGGAAAATGGGTTGGAGTAGGTAATTTTAGGGAGAAACAATATGGACAATGGACGGTTGGAAGTTCCTCAACCACTAATTGTTTTGATTTGTATGGAATGTGGCAGGATGAAGATGGCAGGAAAATTACTATTCCAAAAAATTCTCAACCTATCATAGTAGCAGGGTTTAAACGCCCATGTCCATTTTTTGACATTGATTTATGGAGAAGTACTATAAATTATAGTCTGAAAAATATGCCTGAAAATTTACAAAATCAAAGAGATTTAATGAATATAGAACTTAACGCACCGATCGAAGCTGAGACACCCAGGGTTGGTTTTGATTATTCCACAAACTTTATGAGCGATCTTGATAAGGAAAAATTAAAAACATTAGCGGGCAAAACTAATATCGACGCCGCTGGAATGCAAATTTGGGATAATCTAGTTTATCAAAGAAATAATAAAATTGGGAATCTAAGAATATTTGATGATGATCCATTAGTAGCGATTTGTGAATATTATAGTAATCATTTACAAGCTAATCCAAATTTTACTGGTATAGTACATTTAGGATTAAAAAATGATATTATCATGAATGGGGGTGTGGGGGTTGTCCGAGATGAACTTGAAAGAATATACAATAAATCAGTAAGTTTGGGTCAGTATTTTGGTACTTATATCAGATATATTGCAATGGGAAATGAATTATTCCTGTCCGGCGAGGATGAGACCTTGGTAGCCACCAGAATGGTGCAGGCTATCAAAGAAACAAGAACTTGGCTATCTGATAAAGGTATTGGAAACTATGATTTGAGCGATGGAAAACCAACTTCCAAAACAAGTAAAACTGGTTGTGTAGTTACGATTTGTGAACCAGATAATATTGGGGAGGACACTGGTTCCTCATTCGCCCCAAAGGATTTTAGATTTAAACCAAATGTCAAAACAGTCCTAAATGAATTAACAAATGGTTACTCAGCACCAGTTGGAACAAATTCCTATTCATTTTTCAATTTTGAAGATGTCGGTCCCACAGCAAATAGCGCAAGTTTTGCTACAAATAAATATTGTCAGTGGATTTATGCGATCTACAATTACAACAAGGAAAAAGGAATACCCGATCCAGGTGTCAGCCAAAAACTTGAGTGGAATATAACAGAATGCGGTTGGCCAACTAAGAGTAATTGCGATAACCACTGTGGCTTATGGGCGATAACAGCATTGGATCCAACTGTAGGGAATTATGGAGGAGCTGCTGGTTTTATAAATTTAATGGCAACTTCACAATTTTGCATAGAACCGAGCGATTATGCTTATCCAGTACCACCAGATGTTTATTTATTTGAATTATTCAACGAAAGAAATAAAGAAGCAGCGGGGACAGATTTTTACAATGGTGCAGAGAATAGGTTCGGTTTTATTGATGTCGAATGCATGGATGGTCCGAATGATAGTAATGGCTATTTCCCCGAAGGTATCGAAAATGTAAATGTCTTCAAGGAGGATGGTACAATCATCAAATGGGGCAACAAAGAAGAATCAACTGATTTATGTTCATCTCTTCGAGATGAATCCGGGGTGCCCGAGACACCGCCGGACGGTGCGGCGTGCTCAGACTTTACTGGATGCGAAGAACTCGTTGGAAACTGCTGCCCAACGAATGATGGCGTGTTTCTTGGATGCTGTGATATTTAGATCTCTTAGTCTAACAATAGCGTCGTTGCATACTTCATATGTACATTTATTTACATTTTTTTCATTTTATTGAATTAAAAAAAAAATAAATAATCAATTTTTATTAAAATTATTAATTAATTTAGAGTGATTTAATAAATTCCCATTTTAGTTCTTTACATATTTTTTTCATTTTGATCTTCTGTTCAAACATCTACGATAATTTCTTGGATACAATCTCTTATATGTTCGTGATAATCTGGATGTAAGGATACTTCCACAAAAAGTTCATTATTGGTATCGATTGTATCATAGAACATGTATACAATTTGGAGTGGTTTATTTGTATCTGGAGAATAATCTTGTATCCATTTCAATAATCGTTCTCGCTTATCTGTTTGTTTTAATTTGGTTGCTTTACCATTGATTTTAAAATGATTTGGATTAAATCTTACAAAGGTAATTGGTAAAGTATTTCCTTCTAATGATAATGCAGAAATTACGTGTGACATTCTTTTCATATCACAAGAAGGTTCATAACCATATGAATGTTGATTTTCATCAACTTCTAAAAATATAATCCCAGATTTCTTCTGAATTACAAAATCTATTCTGGCAAATTTTTTTTTGGAATCTTTATAAAAACAATCAAAATTTATTGTATGTTCTCTTTTAAAATCTATATTGTTTTTTTTTAACAAGTTTGAAACCATATTTTCTTGTCTTTTTTGTTTTACAATACCTTCAGAACTATGTATATGTTTAAAGTGCTTTTTTAATGTACTTTTCACTTTAAAACACCAATCACATCCCTCATAATCACATTTAAAAGGTCTTTCTTCATAATGAGTTGTCATATGATCCTTTAATGTTCCGGATTGTTTAAATTTTTTATTACAACCTGGAAATTGACAGACATAAGGACGTTCATCTGTATGTGTCCTGATATGATTTTGTAAGCTTCCACTTTGTTTAAAGGATTTACCACATATATCACATTTATATGGTAGCTCATCCGTGTGAGTACGTTTATGGCAAACAAATGAACTTGAGTGAGCAAATTTTTTTCCACATACTTCGCATTCATAAGGTTTTTCCTTAGTATGGACTCTCATATGTCTTTTTAATTGACCTTTTTGAATGAATTTTTTATCACATTCTTCACATTTATATTTATAATTACCTGTATGTAGACAAATATGATCATTTAGATGTGCTAATTGTTTGAATGCTTTATCACAATTTTCATAAGGGCATTTATGTGGTCGTGTGTCTGTATGTATTCTTTCGTGAATAGTTAGATCCCTTAGTCTAACAAAAGCGGCGTTGCATCCTTCATGTGTACATTTAAAATTTTTTTCATTTGTATGTTGTGACTTGATGTGATAATCTAGATGTTCTTTTTGTTTAAATTCTCTGTTACAATAACTACATTTATTTACATTTTTTTTCATTTTATTGAATAAAAAAAAATACAAATAATCAATTTTTATTAAAATTATTAATTAATTTAGAGTGATTTAATAAATTCCCATTTTAGTTCTTTACATATTTTTTTCCATATTTGATCTTGTTGGTGTAATTTCTCTCTACTTTTTAAAAGTGGAAAACAGCATAAAAATTCGTCGAGTCCTCGTAAAATACCCTATGTTTCCATAGGGACTAGACTGTATCTTAGATTATCACTGAGTTGATTAGACTCTCAAACCCATACCCGTTCAGTCGTTGAAGGGCTACCATATACTAATCAATAGCGTACTTAGGTAGTCTCACTGCGGATTGTCCATTTTAGAATTATTTTAATTCTCTATCTTTTACTTTGTTACCATTGGGAACAGGAGTTACCTGTGTTCCTTTATTAAGTTTCCGAAATAAAGTGGTAGTAAAAGCTTTAGAAGATTCCCGCTTCAAGGTATGTTGCATTTACAATAAATTGCAAATACTAGCCAGTTCATTGACTAACTGACTCTGCCAAATTTTTCGCAGCAGTTGGACAAATTTATGCAGTACGTAGCTGTAACTTAAGAAATTTTTTCTATCTTTAGGGCAATGTTTCATGAATGGTGTTTGTATTTCTTTGAACATCATTCTTAATTTTTCTTCTGTTTCTCTGTACATGATGGGTGGTGGTACACCATTGAGTCGATTGATGATGTGAGGGACATGTTCATAATATTTATTTAATTTTAATTTTTTGAGAATTTCTCTTAATTTGATGGGTGTAAGATTTCTCATATCTGTGATTCTTTCTTTTTTGATTTCGATGAGTATTTTGTTGTATACATCATCTGGAATATCTGTTGATTCTTTAGCTTGGAATTGTGCTAACCCAGTAGCTCCATTTCTATATATTTTGTGAATCATTGTTAATATAATATATAGAAATTCATATATTCGGGCATACTAACATTTGCTTTGTATATGACACCTATTTCGAGGGGGACGGACTATACCTTAAGCCATCATTAGATGTGATCAGCATCTTCAGACCCATTCTCATCTAGTCTCTGAACCTTATCCATATGCTTATCATTATTGCACTTAGGATCTTGGCTGCGGATTGTCTAATCTTTTGCGTTGTTACCGAGCGTTCTAGTGAACGCTTGGAATAAGACATAAGTCTTATCCAGTACCTAGGGGTATTACCTCAGCCGCTATATTATTTCTAATATAGTTTGGTAGCAAAAGCTCTAAAGAGTTTCCCGCAATTTGGGAATGTTGCCAGAGTTTAGAGTAGTTAGTTAGATTTTTCTTCTAAACTTGACTAGGAGGTTTCGGATTGATTTTTGGAGCAATCAATCACGGTATCTTCACTATTTATCCTTTGTACCATACCGCAAGACAAAGGTAGCCTCCTGCTATGAGCAGTGTGTTTTGTGCAAATTATTTAGGTTTAACTGGTTACGTTATATTCTTTCTTGACTTGTTCTAAAGTTTTAATACAATCATTTAATTTTTGTTCCATGGACAATTTTTTATTTGCAAATTTTTTTGTGTATCTTTTTCCATTTGGTTTGATAATACTGGGAATTGCGATATTGTATCCTATTTTTTCGCCTTTTTGACGAATGATAGACACATATTTGGGTAGATTATTATCGTCATCATCATATTTTCTTCTACGACTTGTTTCGTAATCTTTGGGAATTGTGAAAACAGAATCTTCGTTTTTAATAAGTAGGGCTTTTATATGATTTTCTGCGCCTATTTTATTCCATCTATTTGTTTTATCAGTAAATATTTTTTTTGGATAAGGATTTTTATTATTGTCTAACACACCCTCTACGGAATATCCAATCAATTTATTAGTTTTAGGATCTCTAACAGGATAAATAAATTCTGGAAGTTTTTTTAACTGCATTTCTGTTTTTTTTTTTACAATTCTTTCTTTTTCTCTCTCTTCCGCTAATTTTTTAATTTCTTCTTGAATATATGAATATTTTACTTTTAATTCATCTAAATATTTAATTGTATCCTGAAGAATTAGTTTTGGATCTTCTAAATATGGTATTTTAAATGATTTATTTATATATTTTTTTTCTGTTATACCAATAGGAAATTTATCTATTGAATATGCAATAATTAAACCATTTTTATCTCTTCTAGCATTAATATATTTTGGTAAAGATTCATCTTCTGGGTACTTTCTTTTTTTTTTAACTCTTCTACCACCAATTTGACCTTTTGAGATATATTTTTTTGTTTGTTCTGAATGTTTTTTACCAATATGTGATTTTTTTTTTTTCTCTTTAGTTTCAATATTATCTTTACCACTAAATCCACCCTCGTTTAGATTGTATCCATTTGGTGTTAGAGTATTAAATTGTTTAATATATATTTTTTCTTTTTCATCCATATCCTTTTTATTTAAACAATCACAAATTTTCGTACATTCAAAATTATTTTTCCCATATTTTCTTATTGCATTATTTAATAGTCTGCAATGATCCTTTTTTCCTGATATAGCTTCTCTGAAATGAGAGTCACACCTTCCATTTGTTCCCCATTCCTTTTCAAGTTCTCCCATATATTTCTTTGCTTGTCCAATGTATGATTTATTATTCACTTTGTTTGTCATTTTATAAATTTCACCGTAATTCATTTTATATATTATTAACGTGACTTACCTTTAAGTCATTTTAACATTCGTTAATAAGGATTCGTTGACTAATATTTTGAAGGAACGAAGTTGTTAAAAATATGTAATTTAAAACGAATTTGATATTAAACCAATATAAATTACTAATAAAATAAAAATTTACCAGTAATTCTATTTTGCCTAAATTCTTCAACTCATTAAAATGATTAATTCTCTTGTAAGCGAAGTAAGAGATCTCTCTAGGAGGGTCTTTATATGATGGTTTATCAGAATCTATGAGGATAGGGATTTGGAATCCACAATTTTTGCATACGAGGATACCGTCGCTATGTATAAGGCAGACGGAATCTTGGTGGCATCGTTTGCATATATCGTAGCTATCGTCGTCATCATTCATAGATTTGATATGTCTTTTATCTGTTTTGGATAGATATTCATCTAATATTTTGGCACGAGAGATGATATGTTTATCGTTTTCGGGATCGGGTTGTGGAGGGAGGTTGGAATGTGGATGTGAATCTGGATCATTATCAATATTATCATTTGGAGTAGAGAAATCGGTGATGGTGGATTCTTTATCATCATCCATATATTCTGAATTATCGTCATCAATGGTTTGATTATCTTTTTCTTCTTCAATATTTTCTAAATTATTTGGAGAGGATGTTCGTTGAAAAAAATCGATGACGGATTTTGTATTAGTATTTTTTTTTTTAACTTTTTTTTTGCGTTTAATTTTTTTTCCGGATGCGACATGATTAATATTATCATAATATTGGCATAATAGATAGCCTGTGTTGAGAAGATATTCTGTTTCTTCTTTATTGGTTTCAATATTTTCTATTTCTTTTTGTTTAATTGGTATTTGTTCTTTTAATTCGAGATATCTGGCGATTTCTTCATCGGATAATGTGTTGAATTTTTTTTTCTTAAGTTCTTTAAATTCATGATTCATAGATTTTAAATTTTTCTTTTTCGCTGGTAATGATTTCTTTAAATCCTTAAAATACTTCATCTTCTGATTATGTTGCGCATCTAATGTAATACGAGTATCAACTGGAGATTTTTTTTTATTCTTGATTTTAAAGGAACTAGACATTTTAATTCATTCTTTAACTACTTTTAAATTCCTTAAGTACTATTTTTATTATCTTTAAGCATAAACGCAAATAAAAACAAATTCGTATAATTATTAAAATATATGTATTAAGAAATATTATATAAGATGGCTGAACAAAATGAGGATGATTATGAGGAAGAATATGATGAGAGACTCATGAATCTTAAAAAAATGGCATTTATATATAATGCTATTAATGATGGATGGAAAGTTAAAAAAAAAGGTAAAAATTTATATGAATTCACTAAAAATAGACTAAATAATCATATTGTTAGACAATTAAAATTAGACCAAAATGAATTAATCAATTTCGTAAATAATAACTCAAATATTCAAGAAATTCTTAATTCCATGTGATTTTCATACTCCTTTACTAAAAATTATTTGATTTCCTTTAAATATCTTTTTTATTTATTTATATTTTTTATAGTTCTTCTTTACATATATGTTTCTAGTTATTATACCATAAAAAAACCATATATAATATTATTTTCGAAAAAAAATGGGTTAATTAATTAAATTATATTAATAAGAAAAAAATAATAAAATAATAATTTAAATATATATTTAATTTAAGGAAATTAATAAAATAAAATTTATAGAATTTTGGAAATAAATAATTATTATGTTAGTCTGGATAATATGAAAATGCTTTATGAAATTATTTTTTTTTTTAGTAATTATTTTTTTTTTTTTAGAAAATTAAATTTTTCTTTTTTTAAACAAATTAAATGCGTTTTCGCAAAAATTTTTTCTAAGCTAATAATATAAAAAAAGTAAAATGGGAGGAGGTTTAATGCAACTCGTAGCCTACGGCGCACAAGATATCTACCTTACAGGTAACCCACAAATCACATTCTTCAAAGTTGTTTACAGAAGACACACTAACTTTTCAATGGAATCCATCGAACAAACTTTCAATGGATCAGCCGACTTCGGCAAAAAAGTAACATGCACCATCTCAAGAAACGGTGATCTTATCTCAAGAGTATACCTTCAAATTACTCTTCCAAGAATTGAGTGCTCTGACCCCGAAGACAGATTCAGATGGCTCAATTGGATCGGACATGTTCTCATCAGATACGTTGAAGTAGAAATTGGTGGACAAAGAATCGACAAACACTACGGTGACTGGCTCCACATCTGGAACGAACTCACTCAAACCCCCGGTCACCAAGTCGGATATGCCAACATGGTTGGTAATGTTCCCAGACTTACCCAAGTTGTATCTGGTGCTGGCGGTCCCTCCGGACAACCACCCCAACTCACCACCGACATGTGCAATTTCACTGGATGCATCCCAGAAACAACTCTTTACATCCCACTCCAATTCTGGTTCTGCAGAAACCCTGGTCTCGCTCTTCCACTCATTGCTCTCCAATACCACGAAGTCAAAATCTGCTTAGAATTCAGAAATGCCAGAGAATGCTACTGGGGAACCGGCAGATTCGCCAACGAAATGCCATCCCTCAGAGCTGCCTCACTCTACGTTGACTACATCTACCTCGATACTGATGAAAGACGTAGATTCGCACAAGTCTCACACGAATACCTCATCGAACAATTACAATTCACCGGTGACGAATCCGTTCACTCACAAAGCAACAAAATTAAACTTAACTTCAATCACCCATGCAAAGAACTCGTATGGGTCGTACAACCCGACTCTAACGTTGACATTAACTCCACCAGAAACTTTGGCGGACCCCAATGGTTTAACTACACTGATGCCATTGATGCTACCTACTACACCGGTACTCCATCCGACCCACTCGGCGGAGGTATGGCTGGACCACACGCTGCCGACCCACTCAATCTCCACGGACTCCCACTCTCCTCAAATGCCACTGGTATTACCAGAGGAGCACCCGGAATCAAAGACGGACTCAGATACCCACTCCAAGGTGGTTTCCTCGACGACGGCAAAGGTGTCTGCCCCGGACCCGGTATTGGCGGATCTGGCGAATGCACTGATGACTGCCCCGGCGTACCACCTAACATGGGAGGAATAGCAGGAATTGACTGGATCCAACTCTTACACGACCAAGACATCTCTGCCTGGAACGTACCCCCATCCAGATACGGACTCGAACCCGGATGCCCACAAGTATCTGGAAGATGCGGACAAGATGCCGACGCTGGTGTATTCGCTGGATACTTACCAATGTTCGACTTCGGACAAAATCCCGTCCTCGCTGCCAAATTACAACTCAATGGTCACGACCGTTTCTCCGAAAGAGAAGGAAGATACTTCAATCTCGTACAACCATACCAAGCTCACTGCAACGTCCCAGCCACTGGTGTCAATGTATACTCATTCGGACTCAAACCTGAAGAGCATCAACCATCTGGAACTTGCAATATGTCTCGTATCGATAACGCAACTCTCCACCTCACTCTCACTAGAGAAGCTGTTGCCAACAACAGAGCCTGCAAAGTTAGAGTATATGCCACTAACTACAATGTCTTACGTATCATGAGTGGTATGGGAGGACTCGCGTATTCCAATTAAGGAGTTAAAACTTTATTTTTTTACTTATTTTTTTACACCATAAAAATTTTTTAAGGTGCACCATAAATTAAAATAATAATAAAAAAAATTTTAATATTATTTTAAAAATTGAAACATAATAAAAAAATATATCATAGAATGAATAGTTTTATAAATTATTTATTAGATGAATATAATATTCAATTAAAAGAAGAAGAACGATTAAAACATGATTATCGTAAACTTGAATATTTATTTCCGAAATATTTTCTGAATGAAAATAATATTGGAGAAATCTTTTGTATAACAGATAGTATTATTAATGGTTATAAAGTTTATTGTACAAAAGTACAATTAATAGGTATTATTAATAAAGACAATCAAAGATTATTATGTTTCAAACAAAAAGAAAAAGTTAAACTAAATAAAAAACAGAATAAAAAAAGATATAATCGACCGAAAAATTTAAAAAATATTTTTAGTCGTAATAAAAGTTATAATGGTTATTATGATGTGTATAGAACATGTCCAGAAGTAGATATATTTACATTATCAATGGAAGAATTGGCTAATGTAACCCTAAATGGTTCTGAATGTTATTGTAGACCTACAGAAAAGTGTGAAATATGTAATTGTGGAGATTTTAAAATTCAGATTATTGATGGAGATGATGACACAATAATAGATTATTATCAAGAACCTTTATTAAATATCGATTATGAAGATTATTCCAGTTATGTTGGTTTTAATCATTATTGGGAATTATTTGATGGCGATAAAAGAATTAAGGTTCCAGATGAATTATATAAGTCAAAAGATTTGTCTGCATATGGTGTTATAACAAAAAATATATTAAAATACTTGGAAGATGACAGAGAGAAATATTTCAAAAAATTAAATAATATTAGGAAAAATGAACCAGTTTTATTTTTATCAGAAAAAGATATAGGTAAAGTTATATTAGAACCAGATATCTTCTTTTCAGGAATTAATGAAGAAAAAAATAAAGAATTGAATAAATTTATATTTTTAAGTTTTAATAATGAAGGAGAAATTAAATTAAGAACAGATAATAAAAATTTTAATAAATATTTTATGAATACAATAAATATTTTAGATGAACCAGATGAAGAAGGAATTTATCATCTAAATTTAGAATATATTGAAATGTGGCATTTAAAACTTTTAGCAAAAGATTATCGATTCAAAAGTAATTGTAATAAAAATTTTAAATTAAAAATTATTAATTTTAACAATGAAATTAAAATTATTAAGAAGATTAAATAATAAAAATAATTTTGTTAAATTAATGCCCTAAAGATGGAATTCTTTTTTTTTGCGTATGTAAACTTAAATTATTTGAAATATATTTTGTATTTTCGTAAATATTAAGACATTTATATTTATATTTATCGAAAGGTATTTTATTTTTCATAAAATTACATTCGCCACAACATGATTGTATATTTCCTTCAATATATCCTAAACCGGGAACAATTTGATCAATTCCATTTTTGTGCGTCTCGGTACTTTCTTTCCCACAAATTGAACAATCTTGGTTAATTAATATATTAAATCTTTCTTTAGTTATTTTGAATGGAATTTGTTCTTTATTTTTCTTTTTTCTTTTTGTTGTTGCTCTATATTTATATTGATGATACTTTTGATTAAAATGATCTGACCATAAATCCTTATAAAATTTACATTCATCTGATGTTCCTAAATATTTTGATATATGTTCACATCTTTTCACAAAAGTTTCAGGATCTAAACAACCTTTCATTAAATTACAATAAGAACAACAAGATACACAATTATTTTTTATATAACCATTTTTTGAATCTAATCTGTCAACACCATTTAGATATCCTTTAGAACTAAAATAATTACAATAAAAACAATTTTCCATGAATAATAAACTTATTTCTTCTTTCAAATTTTGATTTACAATTATTCCCCTTTTGTTAGCCTTTCTAACAAGACCCGACCAAGCCTGAACTAAACTTAATTTTCTTTCAGGTCTAGAACCTCTAGTGTCCTTAAATTTTGTTCTACAATCAATGCATTCTTTTGTTGTTTTTTCTTTTAATTTAATATGTTTAAATTTTTCTTTTGGTAAACATGTTTTACATCTCTTACAATAGTGTGAATTAATATTATCAGTTAATTCTTTTTTCTTTTTTTCTTCATTTCTTTTTATTTTATCTTTTTCTCTATCTTTTGCTAAACATTCTTCACATGTTTTTTTTTTTGAATTTAAAGGTAATTTATTTTTACATCCTCTTTCAAGATTTTTGCAATATTTAAAACCTTGATTATTTGCTACTTCTTCTAAATATTGTCTTTGGTGATTTCCACAATAACCATTATCTGATGCTTTAAAATTACATTTTTTACCATTTTTTTTTTTTCCCCTACATCTAGGCTTATCTGCACCTCTATGTTTAGCACAAGTTCTAGGAGTTTTTTTTTCATCTTCTTTATTTTTAGGTATTTGTACATGGCAACCATTTACTCTACAAATTATGAATCCTTTTTCATCTAATTTCTTTATTTTTTCTTCTTTTTGTTTTAAATTTTTTTCCTGGTTATTATGTATTCCACAAAACATTTTCCCATCTATACAAGCTTTGCCACAGATACCTTTTTCTTTTGTGATCGCAGGACACGATCCTAAATTTTTTAATACTTTTTGGACTTTCTTATCTTTATATTTTTTATTACTATTATAACAATTTATACACCTTTTAAAACTATCTACTTTTAATCTAATGTTACATCTATTACAAGAACAACTAGGGCAAAATTTCCATGTATTTTTCCCTTCAAAACGAACCGCACAATTTTGACAGATTTTCATTTAATTTTTTTAATTTCCTATTTAATGTTTTTAATAAAAAAGACTAAATAAAAAAATAATTTCAAATTTTTTTATAATTAAAATTAATAACAAACGTTATCTTTAAAATTTTTCCATGGATTTTCTACGAATTTTTCTGGATCATATTCATACAAATTATCTTTTGCTTCTTCTAAACTATCAAAACCATTGTCATAATACTGGTAAATCACAAAATAATCATTATAATCATCATATTCATCATCCGAATCAGGGTAGGGTATACCTAATTCTTCATATTCTTCTCTAGTTGGATAACTTGTAATTAATTCAAAATTATGTAATTTTTTATATAAATGTTCATTTCTAGATTCCGAATAAATACACTCAGGTCGACCATTTTTGTATTCATTATTTCCACTATATACTTCATTTAAACCTAATGATTTTAAATGTAATTTATCAACAACTTTTAAAGGGAAGGAGTATAAATTCTTTTTTATTCTATATGGTTTGTATAAATTTAAAAATTTATCAAAATATTCATTAAAATTTTCATGATCCGTTCTGAAAAGAAAATTACTTCCATCCAAACCTTTAAAAATAAATTTATTTACAAATTTATTTACTATACCATATGTATTTGGGAAGAAATAGTCAGGTTCTAATAATACTTCACCAATATCGTCTTCATTAAGAAACAATCCGTGCTGATTTTGTTTTATCTGATGTATTTTTTCATAATAATTAAAACTATCATCCAAAAATGATAATATATTTTGTGTTATAATTCCCAAATCTGAAAAATCTTCTTCTACTTTATTCGACTTATTAAGCCATACCGGAAAACTTCTTGTATGCCAAGTATCAAAAATAAAACCATCTTTAAAATCTGAATCCTTTTTTTTACCAAATTTTATAAAATCATCGCTAACTTTTATATCAACCTTTTTATCATTTTCAAAGTAATCTTCCAATTCTAAAGTATGGCATATATGACAAGGTAAGCCGTACTCTTCAGTTCCACATTTACACTCATATCGTTCCATACAAATATCTCGCATATCTTCCCAAGAAAGTCCAAATTCAGGACCACACTCAGGTAAGGTTTTATGAACATCATAATAATGGTCATAATCATACCCCCATGCTTCATGACCAGTTTCTGCATATTCATCGTACCATTTTTGTATTTCGCCATGATACCCCCATCTTTCTTCTCCATATTCTGCGTAATCTTTATGTCTTTCTTGTATTTCATCATCACTTAATTTCTTGAATGGGGGTCTTACTGTATGAACTGGATCACTTACGTATCTTTGTTTAAACCAGTAAATCACACTACTAGTATCAGGCAAATATGGATCATCAATATCTTCCCCAGAGTATTCTACATCAATTAGTTGTACAACTGAACTTCTTATTTTAAAATCATCAATAAAACTATCTTTAATTACAAAGATTTCACCTATATTTTTTGTAGTTAAAAAATATTTTGGGAAAAGAATTTCTAATTTTCGTAGATCCTTTTTAATGGACGCTTTGTTTTTTAAAAGAATTTCGTATCCATCCGCCAACATTTCATATAATGCTTTCATGTTTTTCTCCCTTGCACATATCGGAACATTCTGATTTTGTCCCTTTTCTGTCTCCAGCTTATCTACCTTCATTTAATTTTCTTTTTAATTTTCTATTTAATTTTCTATTTAATTTTTAATAAAAAGACTATTAATAATTTCAAATTTATTAAAAAAATTGAATCATTATTTTAAATAAGCTTAAAAAGAATAGTAATGAATGAGGGTATAATTAATAATAGATTTGAGTTAATTTTAAAAATAACACTTCCATACATAAATTTATTTGATTTATTCGATATTACAATAGTATCTAAATATATAAAAAGTGAAGTTTTAAATCATTTAAAATGGAAATGCACACAAAATTATGAAACGAGAGATAAGGCGATAGTTATGAAACCAGCAGTTTTAAATTATATCACTCTTATTGAGAAAAGATGTTGCATATGTTTAAAAAAAAGGGTTAAATTTAATCATACATGGAACATATTTATTCATGAGAAATGTTTGAGACCGAAATTAAAAAATCTTTGGTATTATCCATTAATACCAAAAAAACATCTTCCATACAAAGAATACGAAGGATATATGCCAGGTCTTCGAGAAATTTATACATATTTTGCAGCCTGGGAAAAACAATGCCCAATTATAAATGATAAAGAAACTATAGAATGGTATACAAAAAATAACCGACTGTATCTTTGGAATAAACAGGCAAAGGATTTAGAAATAGAAAAAGAAAATAATATTAAAAATGAGATAGAAAAACAAAAAAATATTAAAAGATTAAATCTTGAAAAAAAAAGGAAAGTATTTTATGATAAAAGATTAGCAAAAATAAATATTATTTGTGATAAATACAATTTATCTAAAGATGACATAAAATCAAAAAAATATGAGATTATAGTGGGAGACTATTTAGATTTACGAATAACAACAAATACAAAGCTAAAAACAATTGAATCGAGATTAAAAAAAATAAAACTCATGTCTGATAACAAAAACATTAAGATATTGGATATCTTAAATTACTTAAATTATAATAAAAAAAATATTAAGATATTTGATCAAAAAGATGATGTTGATTTTGATAAAATAAATAATAAGATTTTAAATTTTATAAAATGCCTTGATTCTAATAAAAAAGAAAATAAATGTATGCACACACCATCGCCATATTGTTATTTTAATTGTTGTAAAAAATGTTGTAAAAAATTAGGAAATGATTGTGAATATCATCGTAATAAAAAGATATAAGTTTATATCTAAATATTTATTTTTATTTATATTCAAAGATGGAAAGTTCCAAAGGTTATTTTGTAACAACTAGAAAAGCATCTGAATATTTTGATGTTCATCCTTCTACACTTAGACGTTGGGATGCTGAGGGTAAAATAAAAACTATTCGTGTTTCAAATCGAAGAAGATATTTTATTCCAATAAATATTGATGATCACAATAAACCTTCAGAAAACTCGGAAAAACAAAAAGTTTGTTATGTTCGAGTTTCTTCAAGCAAACAAATTAATGATTTAGAAAGACAAGAAAATTTTATGAAAGTAAATTTTCCAGATCATAGAATAATTAGAGATATAGGAAGTGGAATAAATTGGAAAAGAAAGGGTTTAAAAGAAATTCTAGAATTAGCTATGAAAGGCGAACTTCAAGAAGTTGTTATAGCTCATAGAGATAGACTTTGTAGATTTGCATTTGAGCTTATAGAATGGATTTTAAAAAAAAACAAATGCGAACTTATTGTCGTTGATAATAAAATAAAAAATAATTATGATAAATTTACAAGTGACCTTCTATCAATAATACACGTATTTAACTGTAAAATGATGGGTATGCGTAGATATGGATCAAAATTAAAAATAAAGTAATCTAATCTAATTTTAATCGAATGTTACATCTATTACAAGAACAACTAGGGCAAAATTTCCATGTACTTTTCCCTTCAAAACGAACCGCACAATTTTGACAGATTTTCATTTAATTTTCTTTTTTACTTTTTTAATTTTTTATTTTCTGTTTTAATAAAAAAAACTAAATAAAAAAATAATTTCAAATTTATTTATAATTAAAATTAATAACAAACGTTAGTTTTAAAATTTTTCCATGGATTTTCTACGAATTTTTCTGGATCATACTCATACAAATTATCTTTTGCTTCTTCTAAACTATCAAAACCATTGTCATAATTGTTCTAGTCTGTCTTATTTCTTATATCAGGATAAAGTTGTAAAACATAGAAATTATTAATTATTGTATTTTTTTGATTATAACTTAGATCAAGTTTTGAAATATCGTTATTTGATATAAATGGTTGGTTAATTTGCCAAGTTCGATATTTACCGTGCTGAATATTTTTAGGCTTTTCATTTAGTAATTTTACACCAGGAATTATAACATTGGTATATTTTGTATTATCAAATATACTATCGTCGAATTTAATACCAATATTATTTAATATTTCTTTTATTTTGGAATAATCTTTTTCAAATAAATCTTCATATTTTATAGTATATATATCCTTTTCGGGATTGTTTTTATACTTAATAAACATTTTTATAGTATTTAAATACTTATTAAAATTATGGTTATTTGGAATTTTATATTTGAATCGTTTATTTAAAGAAGAAAAAACAAATAATGGATTACGAATAATGAATATTTTAATATAGTCATTATATTCGTCCGTAAAAAATTTTCTAAATGTGAATGGGCACTTACCCAATATAAATTTTTTATTTGTAGTTTTATTAATTTTCATAGTTTCCCGTTTGATTTCTTCTACATCTTCTGAGTGACCTATTATTGATTTTAATATGCTCGTTCCACAATGTGGAAAACCACAAATTAAAATTTTTTTTTTAAAGTCGAATAAATCTAGGAGATTATTTTGAGAAATATTCGCTTTAGATTCTAAAACACTTGCTTCTAAAACTAAGTTTTGTCCCCATCCTTTTCCACAATCGGAACGCTTTACGGTTAGTGTTTCGTTTTTTTCGTTTACCGAAACTTCAAACCTATCTCTCCATCTACGATTTTGGCGATTCTTTGGAACGTTACTACAGGATTGTATACCAGGCACAGAAATAGTTTTTACATTTGTCTTAGATGAACCAATGCTTATTCTTAACTTTTTGCACTGTATCATATTATTAAGATATTAAATATTTTTTTTTTTTTTTGTTTTTTTTAAACCAAGATCGTTGTGAACTATTCATAATAATAATCTATATATTTATCTTCTTTCTTTCTTTCTTTCTCTGCCTTGCAAAATTAATATTGTTTTAATCACTATGATTCATTTTTACAATTTATGCACCTTTTAAAACCATTTAATTTTAATCGAATGTTACATCTATTACAAGAACAACTAGGGCAAAAGTTCCATGTACTTTTCCCTTCAAAACGAACCGCACAATTTTGATAGTCCTGTGGACATAGTGTCGATTCTCTACGCCAACGAGTTGGCTCGATGGTTCCTTTAGGGAACATCGATGGGACAAAAATCCCATCGAGAAGCGATGACAGATTTTCATTTCTTTTTTAATTTTTTTATTTACTGTTTTAATAAAAAAGACTAAATAAAAAAATAATTTAAAATTAATCACAAACGTTATTTTTAAAATTTTTCCATGGATTTTCTACGAATTTTTCTGTATCAAAATTTTAATAACATTCGTATTTTATTTTTTCACTGTAACGCCCAGCTAAACAATACATAGGTATTGTTTCTAAAATTGTATTATATAGATAAAATAAACTTTCAGATGTCCATTTTTTTTCGATTTCATTGGTATAATTCAAATTTTTAAGGCTTTCTTTTAATCTATTTTGTTTTTTTTCTGCTTCTTTGCTTTCTTCTTTAATCTTAGTGGTCAAAGTCCTTGGTAATAAATATTGATCATTTTTCCATTCTGGATCATATTTTTTCATATATTCTGGAAAATAATGAAAAATTTCCTCATCTTTATTTCCAATTTCTATTATTGATCTTTTCTCTTTTTGAGCTTTTTTTATTTCATTTTCCCAATAATCAAAAGCATTTTCATGATCCTCTATACATTCAAATATATTTTTCATATATTCTTCATAGATTCCTTTATTAATTTTTTTAAGGTAAGAAATAAGAAAAGTGAAAAAAAGTGCCAAATATCTTTTATCAACAATATCAAATTCATCAGCATAAGGATATTCTCTATCTATCCAATCTTTATCATGCCATTCCTCCTGTTTATCCTCCCTTTCTACATCATCACTTACATCGTCATCGCTTTCCTCATCATCACTTTCTCTTTCGGAGCGTTCCGATTTGCCTTTGGCAAAGTAGGAACACTCAGATAGGGCATAAGCCCTATCATAATTCATTTTTTTTAAAAAGACCATCCATTCATTACATATTTTTCTCATTAAATTTTCATATGATCTTATTTCATCTGATCTTATTTCATGTGATCTTATTTGTTCTTGACTATCTTTTAATTTTTCAAATGTTGCTTGATTAATATCATAATTATTTGAATTAATAAATAATTTATCTTTGATATTACGAACTCGACTCCAATTTCTTTTAATTCTTTCTCTTTTATTTAATTCATTTCTAGCTATTATTGAAAGATAATTATCCTCATTTTTTTCTATTATTTTTAATAAAATTTCGTTTGGATATTGTTTTAATACCAGATCTTTAAGAGAACGAGGGTTTATAAGAGGTGAGTAGGTACTTCCTCCTTTTTTTTTTTTTCTTGATTTTTTAATAGTCTTATTTTTCTTAACATTTACCGTAATTTTATTTTTTTTTTTTTTTTTCCTTCTTTATCTATTTTTTTTTTTTTTTTTTTTTTTTTTTTGTTTTTTTTTTTTTTTTTTTTTCCGTTTTTTTTTTTTTTTTTTTTTTGTACCTTCTTAATCTATTTTTGCTTGCTTTCTTTTTAATATCTCTATTACATTGATAGCGACCTTTTTTTTTACAATCGTTTGGACATGGTTTTATGTAATAACCACATGGTATATAATTTTTACTTTCTTTTTTTAATATTGTATTATTTGACATATTATATATAATGAAAATTTCTGAAATTACTTAATTATAATATTAAATTTAATAAAATATTTTATGAAGGTAAAAAAAAATTAAAGAACTAATAAAGAAGAACAATATAAAAAAAAGTAGTAGATCAAAGTGAAGAAGAAAACGCTAAAAAATGATTAATGAAAATAAAGTTAGATAATATAATTATTGTAATCATACAAAAATTTTATGTCATTTTTCTCTAATATTTGAATATGACTAATTTATCTTTTCTAAAATAGTCAAACCATTATTATTATTAAATATTTCTTTGATTCTCCAATTTTTATTACTTTTTAAAAAATCAGTTATTGCTGGTACTAACCCTTTATTTATTTCATCTATAGAAATACCTGTATTTTTTGACTGTATTTCAGCGTTCATTTTTTGTCGTATAGTTTCACCTTTATAAGCATCAACTGTTGTATCGTGCATTATTATATATTTATTTGTCACTTTTGAAAATTTTTCTAATTCTCTTATTAATTGTCCATAAACATGCCATGTATCTATAAATGTTAAATCATAATTTTCTTTGATTTCTAGATCTAGATCATTAATCCATTCATAATTAATATCTATTTTTAAATTATCAGTATGTTTTAATAATTCAGTTATATTACACTTAGTGATATCATTTAATAGAATTTTTTTATTTAAACTATTATTATTTAATAATCCATACACAAAAGCATATGTACTAACAACACCTCTTACTCCCAATTCAATAATACTTTCACATTCTGAGGCATATTTATAAAGAGTTGGTAAATGTTCATTTATATCAGATTTTTTTTTACATAATTTATTGTATTTGTTCGCTATTGTTTCCATTATTAAATGTCCACATATAAATTTTTCATCTAAATTTAAATTTTACAAATAGTTTTTAATAGAAATTATTTCATCCCAATAATCTGTATATAATATTGAAAAATCATATTCGTTTTTTTTATTCATAATTATTTCATATTGTTCATGTAAGAATTGGTCTGTAAGTATTGAATAATCATCTATTAACAATACTGGTAATTTTTCGAATAATGGATCTAGTGGTGTATGATACATTATAGGTATTGATCCCATTAATAATGATTCCCAGCATCTATGAGTGTCAATACGAGCTCCTGGAGGACAAATAACAAATTTGCATTTACTTATTTTTATTAAATAATTTTCAAAGGATAAGATATTACTTTCATATATGAATTTATCTTTTAAAAGATTAAATAAAATTTTCCGTGAATTGGAATGTATTTTGTAGTGAACTTTATTAGTCGTTGATAGATTCATACCACCGAAATACAATAATTCTGTTTTTAATTTCATATTTAAAAAATTTGATTTTGCATTTTTACAATATTTGTTTAAAATATTAAAAGTATTCTTTTTATTTTCTGTGAAAAAATCATATTTTTGCCATCTCCATTTATTACCCAAAGGGATTGGGACAATTTTGTTATGTATTATACAAGGATTTTTGGTAAACCATTTTATTAAATTTTTTTTTTCTAATAACTTATCATACTTATATTTTAAATTATTATCTGTGCATGGATAATTTCCATAGGGAAAACATTCTGTACCATTGGTTGTTATCAAGATAAATGATATATTAATATTTAACAAAAAATCTAGATAATAATCTACTAAACAACTTTTTATAGATATTATACAAAATAATTTAAATTCAATTATCTTTTTAAGTTCGTCTATATCTATTTTTTCTAATAATAATAAATTACCTTTTGTAATAAAATAATCATCACTTATAAATGGTTCACTATGAAGTTTAAAGTTAGGTTTATTCAATAATAATTTAGTTTTTATATTTTTTATAATTTTATTAAATAATTCATTATCTTTTATCCAATGATAAAATTTATGTAGACCAACTGGATTTTCAATAAATATAGATTCAATACAAAATTCTTTATGAATTTCTCTTTCATATTTATTTGGATAAACGAACCCGAATTTTTGTTGTCTACAAAAAAACCCATCCTCATGCATGTGAGGACATTTAAAGTCGGTTATCTTCTTATTTCGGTATGGTTCACATACTTTAATCATAGATTTGACATTTCTTAAAGAAAACCCACCATTTCCTCCAAGATTGTTTTTTTTCCATGGAGGACCTATATAATCATATTTAAAGTACAACTCTGGAATTTTACGTAATATTAAGGCATCACATTGATAAACAAGTACATGTGACCAATTTAAAAAATTCTCCCATAATTCTGGAGTTATTAAACGATTGGAATATGAATGTGAATTATGATTTTCATCACCAGTATTGATTAATAATATATTTTTCCAATCCCCAAAGTTTTCTAAAATAAATTTTTCATTATTTTTACCATATACTATTGAAAAACCTATATCAATATTATTATATACATGCAACAATGCATTTATTACCCATTTAATCTCATTTATTGGTCTAAATTCAAATAGTGCTATAATTAGTTTTCCATGAGTATTAAATATAGGTATATCATTATCGTAAGGATATTCAATATTTTTTATTAATTCATAATATTCTTTATATTTATCTTGCATTGCTTTACATTAAAATATAGATAAATATTTATAATTATTTTTTTTTAAAAATATTAAATGTTTTAATATAAAAATAACAATAATGTCTATTCTATATAATACATTTTCATTAAACAACTTATTTTTTTACATTTTTTTAGAACTCTATGTTGAAGAGTAGGTCCTGCTATATCTGGTATATAAACTGTTTGTGTTTTTTTACCTAATAAATGAGAAGCAATACTTAAGGATGAATAGGAAATAACCAAGATATCACTATGTATAAAACTACTGAATATATCTAGCACGTCAATATTTTTATCGTATAAAATAATCTTTTTATCTTTTTTATAATTAATTTTTTCAGGTTCATCGGAAAATACATGTATGTAAGAATTGGGATATTTTAATTTAAAAATATCTATTGTTTTCATAATATTTTTGTCAAGTTTTCTTCCTGTAGTAATAGCATCACCAAGTCTTATATGTATACATATGTTATGATTATTTATATTATAAATCGGTTTTGGTAAATCTACATTTTTAGTAACAAAAATTTCTCTTAGTTTTTTTAAGTTTTTAGTTAAATCTGTATTTGTATTCTCAAAATATTCAGGTAATTCTTGTCCAAATCCTACACCATCTAAACCAATTATTTTTTGGTCTATAAGTGAAGTTTCAAAGGGTTCACTTATATTTTTCAATAAATTAAGACTATTTTTAAAATATTTTATTAATAGTTCTTTATTATAATTGGTATGCTCAAAAGAGTATTCTTTTTTATAATTATAATTGTAAAATATTTTATTATTCATATGTAAAGATACTAACCGAATTAAACCTTCCATTTGGTGTCCAAAACCATCACTTTCATTTTGGTAAACATTTAGGATATTATTACTACCATTTACTATATGGAAATCATCTTTCCTAACAGAAATAAACCGTGAATAATCCTCATTAAATTTTAAAAAATGTTCCCTATTACCAAAATCACATTTTACTAAATGTTTTTTAAGAAATTTATATTTCCCGATTCCAAATGCATTCATTTGACCATTTTCTAAAAATGTTATTTTTGAATTTTGCCATTTATAATTTCTATTAATTAATTTATTAGTTATAGGATTTACTTTACATATTATTCCCTCTGATGTATTTGTAAATATTTTCTTAGATGGACCAGGTACATCAATTAACCCAATATGTTTCTCAAACATAAGCATATTATTTATCAAACATTCATTTACAATTTGTTTTACACCAGACCATACACCATAATCATCAAATATAATATACTTAAGATTTACAAATCTTTTTATTGAATTATATATATCCGATTTACAGCATTCATAACTGTGTCCAGCATCAATAAATACTACATCCACATCTGGAATTACATTCCAAGAATCTTTATAAATATCTAGATGAACATATACAATATTTTTTCTATCCTTATTGAAACTTTTATTAAAATTAGTCCATTTAACTGAATTATCAACTGCATATACTGTTTCAAAAATGCCAGATAAATATCCAGTAGTATATCCTTTATGAGAGCCTATCTCTGCTATTTTATAATGCGATTTACCCTTAAAAAAATGTTTAATATCTTCTCTAAACTCATCCGAACAAGTCCATAAATCATCGTATATATTGACACTATTATTTTTTTTTATTTTGACAGATGATTTTTTTACCCAATAGAATTCAGTATAATCAGTTTGAAGTAATGGTGATTTTATATTATTAATTACTCTAAATTCGTCTGTTGCGTTTTTGGCACCTATGAAATGCCCATAATCATCTATAATAATTACTCCTCCGTTAACTACTTTATCATATAGTTCGTCTAAACAAATTTTTACCGAATTATACCAATCGCCATCTAATCTTAATACAGCAATATCTCCTAATTTATTAATATTTTCTTTTACTTTTAAAGTATTTTTAAAAAACCCTTTAATTAATTCAGTATTATGAAAATTTAAGTCAAGTTTTTCAAAAGTATTATAAACACTTTTAATGCCACCAGATAAGTTATCACCTATTTTTCCATACCCTGTTAAAGGGCAAGATTTATTCCAAGAACCAATATCCTTTTCTTTATCTATATCGGGCATTCCTTCAAAACTATCAAATCCAAAAATTTTATTATTATCACCCGCAACATATTTCATAAGTGCTAAACATCCACCTTTTGCTACACCACATTCTACAAAAGAATAATTTGTATTTTTAAATTTATTACATTGTTTATATAGATTAATCAATCTTTTTTTGCTAACCATAGTAGTTCTTTCTGATAGGACTTTATCAATAAATTTATGTGGAATTATTTCCGGTATATTATGATTATTTTTATTAACATTAAACATTATATTATTCATGAAATTAGTCATTTTTATTATTTTACTTCCATAATGCCCGGGTCCTCCAGGGAAATGACTTATAATTTCCCCATTAAAATTTTTTGGATTGTTAATTACCAAGCCGATTAATTTTTGATTATTATACAAATTATTTTTGATCGCATGATATACAATAAAAGGTTGGTCGAAAAAAAGGATTGGACTTGAGGTTTCAATATCATTCTTTATATGTTTAAGAATTTCTGAAAATAAATTTTTTATTATGATATTATTGTTGAATAGCAATATACCAGAAGTAAAACTTGAATTCTTATCTAACAATTTATATTCTTCATCGGTAAATTTTTCATAGTGATAAATTCTGTGACAATTTTCTTTTAGAGCATATAATTTATTTTCCAATTGAAAATCTAACATATTATTTATTGAATTAGTTATTAGAATATCACAATCTAAATATAATATTTTGTTGTATAAATCGATATCAATGTAATTAAATATTTTCAGCCTAGAATAACAAGCTTCAAATTTAGTATTTAGGTCTAAACACCATATTTTTCCATTTATTTTTAAATTTTGGAATATATTCTGAATTTTATTCTCAAACTTTGGATTGCATATTATTAAATAGTCTATGGTTTCTGATGGATTTCCAAATAATATATAACTTTTAAGCAATAAATTTATTAAATTTATATATTTATCATTATAAAATACGCAAGAATAAATTAAAATTTTTCTTTTTATTACATTTACAATTGATGCTTCACTAACATATTTAATATATAAATGTTTTGTCATTACAAATGGGATTGGGCAAACATATGCATTCATTTTATTATATAGATAAGTCATCATACAATCTATAGTATATGCTTTTAAATTCCCAACAAATGGAACATTTAATATTCTATTATCAAGAGGAAAGCATTCACGTTTTAAAAATTTAGCACCATCTGGATTTAAAACATAACATCCTGCACCAAATGATATATTTAGTTTCGCAATAGTTGGATGAATTTTTGATTTTTGAAATTCAAGAATATCATTATCATCAAATTTCTTTTTAGTAAAAATACTAATGGCATTTTCAAAATTGGTATTTGAATAACTTAAAATTGAATCGCAATTATAGCATAATTGTAATAATTGCCACCTATTTGGCAACATTTTAATTATTGAATCCAGATTTTTATTAAAATCATATGACACAAAAGCATCATCTTCCATTATAACAATGGGTCTATTTAATTTTATACATTTTTCCCACATACAAAGATGAGATAATGCACAACCAATTTGTCCCTTTGTATATCCTATTGTATTTTTTTTTATAATGTTTGAATCTAATTTCACATTATTTCCATCAATAGCATCAAAATATTGATAATGAATAATATTTTTATTTAATTTATCAAATTCAGATCTACATTTAGAATTTTTCAGACTTATTACGAAAATTTCCATTATGTGAATGTAAATAAATAAAATAAGATATTAGAACGAATATAAAATTCTAAAAGTCGGTGATATATCGTTTTCTTAAAAAATAGAATAAAAAAATCATTATTAAATATTTCAAAAACATAAGATTTATTTTATCTTTTTAATATATAAAATGACATATTTAAAAAATGATACATTTAATACTATAGACAATAATAGTTTACTTTTGATATTAGATCTTCAGAATAAATATAAAAAATATTATAATAAAAAAATAATAAAAAATATTAAAAATTTAATAAATTTATTTATGATAAATGATAAATGTATAGCATTTACTCGTTTTTATAAAAATAAAAAATCAATAAAATTGTTAAATGAGAAAATCAATAATAATTCGTTACTTAAAAAAATAGAAAATGAAGAAAATAAGAAAATATCCTTAGAATTTCAGAAATTGGATGATAACTTAGCTGGATCAATCATAACAAAAAATATAGATAAAAAATATGGAACTGTTATAACACATGGGAAATGTCCAATGGAAGATAAATTTAGATGTAATGAAATCATTGAAGATTTCGACTATTTAAAAAAAAAAAAAAATGTATATTTTATAGATTACAAGATTTGGAATCCGTTTTCGAATAAAAAATTTTTAAATTTAATAAAAAAGGAAAGAATAAATAGAATATATATATGTGGTGGATTTTATACATTTTGCGTATTGTCTACAGCTATAAATTCATTAAATTTCAATATACTGCCAATAGTGATAGAAGATGCTATATATGGTGTTGATAAGTTTAGAGATAAAAGTTTAGCTATATTAAGAATGTTAAGCTTAATGCATACAACCAGATCAATAACTGAATCAAATACTAGTCCTTATTTAAAAAAAAAAACATTAAAATATAAGAAAAAAAGAAATAAAATCTCTTATAAAAAAAAATTTATTAAATAAACTTGAGTTATAATGAGAAATTTTAATATTTTTTGATTTTGTAATATTAAAAAGATATTTTAATTTGATTAGTAATATATCAAATTAGATTAATATATCATTAATATATTAAATAAGATGAATATAAATCATATTATTTATTTAAATATTATAATTTCTGGAATTACAGGAAAACTTTATGACGATTTAGTGGACATTTCTTATTTTAGGGAAAAATTAAATCCTAATTTAAAAAAAGTTGATTGGAATATCTATCGTTTAACGAATTTAAATATTTTCATTTTATCGATTATTACGAAAAATGTGTATCTCCTATTTTATTTTATTTTTATATTTACAATATTTACTTTAATAAATCCAAAAGGATTTATACATAATAATAAAGACCAAAGCTATATATATTTAGTAATATATTTAACTCTTCTTACATTTATTTTTTTAATTATTAATTACAAACAGTTAAATATTAAATTTATATTAATGATATCTGCGTTTATTCCATTTGTTTATATTATTTATATGAACGAAAGTTCTATGATTTTAAAAAAATTTATTAAGAAAAATGATAAAGAAATTTCAGATTTTAAAATTGTTATTAGAACCTTAGGATCATTATTTTTAGTATGTATGATATTATTTTGTAATAAAAAAATATTTTATTATTTTGAAATATATGATCCAAAACCTTTGATTGCTGTAAATATGATATACATCGGCATAACAGCATATTGTATGACATCTGTCATCGTTCAATTATATTGTAAATATAATAATATAACTGAATAAATTAAAGCTCGGAACAATCAATTAGAGCTAAGATCTCTAGTATCTTGTTATGGAGATTATGTTCTATTTTAAATATAAATATCTTATATTATTATAAAAATAATGAAAACTATTAATCATAACCAATATTACAGTTTAAATGATGATGTAATGGGAGGTAATTCTTATGGTACTATTTATAATTATAATAGCAATATTAGTATTTGGAAAGGAAGTTTGCAACCAGTTTATGGAAAATTAGGTTTTGTCTCAATTGTCAAACCTATAAAATTAAAAAAGCATATACAAAAATTAGAATTGGATTTTAGTTTTCCGAATAAAAATATTCAGTGCTTAAGAGAGTTGATCATTCAATTAAATACTGCACAATTTGGTAGGTTAAAGCCTGGATTAAAAATCCGATTATTTCCTTTTAAAAAAAAATATATTGTAAATTTAGATGAATTTAGATTATTTTATAGAGGAAATTGGGTAAATGATAATGAATTTATAAAATTATATGGAATTAATAATTCCAAGATCACTAGTATTCAATTTATTATAAACGATAATATTAGTGGATATTTTCAAATTTCGGTTGGAAATATAAAAATGCTTTAATTTTTGGTTTTTTCAGAAATAAAAATTGATCATCTAAATATTTAAAAAAGTTGGAACAAAAGATGATTTAAAATTTAAATTATAATTAATTATAAATAAATTTTATGGGGGAAATCATCATTAATAATAGATTTGAGATTATTATTCAATTTATATTACCATATATAGATATCTTGTTATTAAAAAATTTTATTATACTTTCTAAAAATAATTATAAAGAAATATTTGATTTCTTAAAATGGAAAATGAAAGAAAGGATAAGAAATAAAAATATTTTGAAATATCCTAAATTTATTAGGTCTAATACGAATACTTTAAATTTAATGGAAAACAGAGAAGTTATAATGAAATCGACATTATTAAATTATTACTCAATTTTAAAAGATAGATGTTGTATATGTTTAAAAAAATGTTTTCATTATGATCGTGTTTGGAATATTAATATACATGAAAGGTGTTTGCGAAGAAATTTAAAAAATATAACCTTTTATCCTAATTTAAAATTAAATAGCTTAGCATTAAAGGAATATGAAGACTATGATCACATAAATAAAAAATTTTATAAATATTATGCTGCATGGGAAAAAAAAAATAAATTTATTCAGGATCAATTTACAATAGAATATTTTCTGGAATCTTACGAAATAATTATGGATGATTGAAATGATCGCATAATCTGATTCCAAGATTTTATATAAATTAAAATAAATGAATAAATTTATAAAAAATCTTTTTAATTATTTTAAAAATATCCTTTTTTTTATGCCTAATAAGATGATAGTTTTAGAAATTATTACATTTTTATTTTAATAAAAAATTATTTTTTTGTAAATAAATATATATTTCTGTCAAAAAAATATAAAAATATTAATATTAAATAAAAAAAATGTATTTTAGAAAATTTATATTTAATCAATTAAAAAAGAAAATTCCAAAAATTAGTAGTACAGAATTGATAGCATTAAAATCTGGGACTACTTCAATTGATCGTGAGATTTTCAAAGGGAATGTGACTAAAAAAACATTTGGAGATGTAGAGCACCCAAAATTTGACAAAAGGAAAGTTGATGATATTATTGTTAAATATCCTGATCAATTTTTATATCCAACGAGTTTTCACGATAAATTATTTAATGATCTTGGATCAAATAAATTTTTTTCGTTTTTGATTCCGGAAAAATATGGAGGAATTAAGTTATCAACAAATGAATTAAGCAATGTTTTAACTTATATGACTAGTGCTAATCCTTCGTTAGGAATCATTACAATGGTACCAAATTCATTGGGACCTGGAGAATTGTTATTACATTATGGTTCTGAAGAACAAAAAAATAAATATTTGCCCAAACTGGCGAATGGAGAAATGATACCATGTTTCGGTTTAACTGGACCTAATAATGGTTCGGATGCAACAGGTCAAATAGATGTTGGTACAGTGATTCAAAAAGATGACAGATTATTAATAAAAATAAATATTGAAAAACGTTATATTACATTGGCTCCAGTTGCAAATTTAATTGGACTTGCTTTTAAGTTAGAAGATCCAAATCGATTATTGAAAAATAAAAAAGATGGAATAACAGTAGCATTGCTTGAAAAAAACCATATAGGATTGGAGCAGAAATATTATCATAATCCATTAAACACAGGATTTCCAAATGGAACATTGGAAGGAACTATAGAAATAGAATTAAATCAAATATTAGGTGGTGAAGATAATATTGGTGAAGGATGGAAAATGTTAATGGAATGTTTAGCTGCAGGTAGAGGAATTTGCTTGCCTGCTACGTCTAATGCCTCATCAAAAACAATTACATATGCAATGTATCTTTATTCAAAACATAGAAAGCAATTTAATTTAAGATTGCTTGATATGGAAGCTATTCAAAATAAATTAGCTAATATGATGTTCCATACGTGGTGTATACAATCATCTGTATTTGTAACAAATAATTTATTGGATATGGATGAGAGACCAGCGGTAATTAGTGCGATTATGAAAGAGCAAAGTACGGAAAGAGCTAGAAAGGTTATAATGGATGGTATGGACATTCATGCAGGATCGGCAATTTGTCTTGGAGAAAATAATATTATTGAGAAATTTTACAGAAGTCTACCAATAGGAATAACGGTAGAGGGAAGCAATACATTAACGAAAAATTTAATTATTTTCGGACAGGGTCTAAATAAGAGTCATCCATTTATTAATCCTGTTTTACAGGGTATTTTAGATAATGATCATGAGTCAACATATATACATTTCAAAAATATAGTAAAACATTCTATTTCATTATATTTTAGATCAGTCAAGAATAGTTTTGGGAAAACGAATTTAGAGAAACAGACAATTTATTTTGCATGTCTTTCAAATTTTGTTGCATTGAAAGGTGGTTTAATAAAAAAAGAACAATCAATTTCGGCAGATATGGCTGAAATTCTTTCAAATTTGTACATGGGTCATTGTATTAAGATTTACCAAGATCATAAAAATGTAAGTCCTATATTAACGAGTATATTTTTACAAAAAATATGTGATGATAATAAGGAAATATTTAATCGTGTTATTAACAATCTTTCTCTCGGATATTTATTACGATTTATGGTTGAACATAAGAAGGAAAATTATAATATGAATAAACATATTTTAGATGAAATCCAAAATAACAAAATGATTCTGGAAACATTAAAAGAGAATATATACATAGATAAATCAATAAATGATTTAGAAAAATTAGATAATTATGATGTTGGATCCAACGAATATCGGGAATTATATAGAAATATAATAGATGTTGGAAAATATAAAATTGATAATGAATTGGATGTCTAAAAAATTGATATGATTTTTATCTATTGAAAAATAGTAAAAAGAAATGGTTGCATTGAGTTTAAAAAATAGTTTAAGTGAGATTCAAGATGAACAATCAGAAGATATATTATCTGATTTAGGATTCCAGGAATCTAATGAAATAATAAATCAAATGTTAATAGCTTCAAATGATAATTTTATTAGTATTTTGGAATTGGCGCAGAAGATTTTAGATTTTAATAAGGAAAAACCTGATAAATGGAGAACAACATTTTGGTTAATTGTAAGATTAAAATTGGTAGTAATAAGAAAAAAAATTTTCATAAATAATAATGAAGATAAAATAAAATTTTTTAATATTTTTGATTCATTAATTAAGGAAAGGTGTTTGGAATGTAGTAATGAATATTATGGTATATATTTTTAAAATTTAAAAATTAATTTTTTGCGTTCGGTTTCGTTTTTGATTTTTGTACGAGATCCTAAAAATTTAAAATATTTGTTGGCTAAATTAAATCGAGAGTGAACGTTTTTGGCATTTGGATATAGTGTTTTATGATGTTTTTTTAATGCTTCTAGACGAACTTTTATAATCATTCCGACTTGCCAAATACGTTTATGTGAGTATTGATTGTTTTTATATAATTTTTCTAGTTTTTTTATAGTAGATTTAAGATGATTCATTGTTTTATATTTTATAGATATTGTATCATCTGGATTTTTATTTATATATACATCAAATGATTTTTTAGGGTCATTGGGATTGTAAAGAAATGTTTGTTTGTGTTTTTTTTTTTTTTTTGTTTTAAAATTTTTTTTTTTTTTTTTTTTATATTTAAATATTTTTCTATTTTTTATTTTAGAATATTTCATGAATTAATATTATTAAAAGAAAAAAAAGAAATATAGAAAATTATTTCATTTTAATTATTTTTAAAAAAAAAGTTTTAAAAAAAAACCTATAAAA